CACTCTGCCATTTACTTCAATACCAAGATTAGCTTTTATCTCACTTATTGGTTTTATCATTTTAGTTGCCCCCCAAATGTATGTGAGGCTCGCTTCCAAACGTGTTGTTTGTTATTGATGTAATATTATATGCGTGTGGTACGTCTAGTTGACTTTCTATAACGTTTTCTAGCTTACCCCTATAAAGTATATCTCCGTATCGAGATATCTGTTATCTGGGCATCCTTGTTCTTTTCGTAAGGTATTCTTATTTCTACCCTATTGTTATATTGGTATCCATCTCGTACCACACTGCCATTTACATCAAACCACCAACAATCGTTGTAATAGTGCTTTGTCCATGTTTCAAGTCTTGTTGTTGGGTCTATTCCTTTGTGGCATATCGTTATTACCTCTGCGTTTGAAATCATTTAATCCACCCCACAATACAAATAAGGTGTGCCATCTTCTAGTCTGCACATAAGTAGGTTGCTTCGTATAATGTCATCATATACCAGCTTCTGCTCTTGTGTTGTCTTTGTTGAATAGCTTACACTATATCCATCTATGTTCTCGCTTGATATGTTCTTACCTGTTGTTTCTGTTGACATATTGCGTATTAGCTCATACATACACACTTTTACTTCGGTTCTTTGTTCTTCAAGGTCTTGTAATCTGCCTAATGTTCTCTCATCTATCATGCCTCTTGCTCTAATTTCTAGTATGTCAAAAGGCACTTCATCTAATGTGCCACCTAAACTCTTGTATTCAGCATAAGTTAAGTATTGTCCATTAAATATCATACGAAGTGCCTCCTTTTATTATAGACTTGCAGAACCTGCACTAAATGATGCTAATACTACTTTTGATGCATCTGTTAAAGCTACAACGTAATGCTCATCTGCACCAATTAAAGTTGTATAGTTCTTTAGATTTCTTTGTGTTTCAAGATTTACTCCACGTTTCATGTAAATTGTTAATGCTGATTCATCATCGCCTGTTTGTTCTTGTCCTTTTAGTTGTACTATTGGGTTTACATATACTCCGTCTTTTGGCACGATTCTTCTACTTGCAACAATTCTTGCGTTGCCAATCATACCAATTTCGCCATCTACCATTACTTGGTTTCCGTATTTATCTCTTGAAATAAAGTTGCTATCATTTCTTAATGTTGCTACTTGGTGAGGTGAAATAAACATTACTTTTTCAACGTTATCCTCCTCATAGAATACGTCAATTGCATTTACGATTCCGCTGTATGAAATAGCACTTGCACTACCATCGTATGTTCTTACAACTGAACCGCTTGCGTTTGCGTTTACTAATGCATCCATAGCATCTTGATCAATTTTGCCTGCTAATGCTAATCCTAATTGGTTATTTGTTTCGCCAACTGGATTGCCATATCCAGATAATACTGCTTCATCTGTTAGCTCAACTTGTTTAACTGCTTTCTTTACTTTATATTCTGCTGTTGTTGTTGTTAATTGTACTGCTGATGCATCTGCTCCCTCTGCAACGATGTCTGCATCTCCAATGAATGCATATCTTGGAACTGTGATTGTAGAGCCTGGTTTGCCCTCTAAAGTTGTATCAATTTTTGCAAATGGTGTTACTTTAATTGCTTTAGTTAATTTGGCACTAATCATTGGTGCCATTACCTCTGGGTCAACTAGATTTTCTAATACTGTTGCCATTTTAAATTCCTCCTTTTAACTATTGTATTTAGCAAATAGTTCTGGATTACTTTGTTTTAATTCAAGTCTTTGATTGTATGACATCTTGTCAAATGCTTCTTTTGATACAGAAGTGTCCATATCGCCCATCCCTGCCATGTCTTTAACTTGGTTTGGATTTGCAAATATGTCCGTTCTATCCTTTGTTAATTCATTAAATATCTCTTGGATTCCTTTGCCTTTGTTTTCTTCTTTGCCTAATTCGGCTTTGATGTCATTCATCAATCCAGTTTTCGCATATTCGCTAGTAAATTTTTTGTCGCCGAACACATTTAAAATGTTAGAGTTCAATGCTTTTTCCTCTTTTTCGGCTGTTTCCTTTGCTACTCTGTCGCTTTCTTTTTGCTCATACTCCGCAATTTGCTTTTTTAGATTTTCCATCTCATCAGATTTAGGAGCTTTATCAATTTGTCCTTTTAAATCATCAATGGTATTTTTATAATTCTCAATGTCTTTTTTATACTTGTTTTCAACCTTTTCGGTTTCAACTTTGATGCTCTTGCCATGTTCTGCAAGTATTGACTTAATATCCTCCTCTGATAATTTAACTTTGTTTTCTCCTATCTCTAAATTCTTTAAAAAATCGTTCATAATATCTCTCCTCAACTTTTTCAAGTGGCTTTCCCCACCATGGATTTAATATTTTTATATATCAACAGTTTTACGCACAAACTGTTAAAGCCTATAACAACAAAAAAAGAGCCAGACTTATTTGTCTTGGCTCTTTGGCTCTAATTTATCTATATTTATTCTTATTTCTTCATGACATCTTTTGCAATACAAAATGATGCTGCCCTTTTCGTATCTTGCTAAAAGCTTGCCACATAAACATTTAATGTCCATGTCAGCTCCTATTTTTATTATAATATAATTATTTCTTTACTTCAAGCTTTTTCTTGGTAGTTGTCTTTTTTGCTGTTGCTTTCTTTTCTTCTTTTGGTGCTTCTTCTTTTACTGACTCTTTTTTTACTTCTGCTTTCTTTGGTGCTTCTTCTTTAATTTCTTCCAGAATCTCAACCGCATTATTATCTCTTAAATATTCTGCTCTTTCTAATGATGTTATCCATGTGTCGCCTGCTTTTGGGTATACATCTCTTTCTGAATCTCGTATGCCCTCAAATTTTTGTAATGCTCTTACTCTTGCTTTCATCTCTTTTCCCTCCTCATATCTTGATTTGCCTTTTGCTAATAATTTAGAGTAACTATCCTCTAACTGCTTAAATACAAACTTCGGCTTTTTTGTTATTTTCCTTGCTATTTCTTCAACATTGCTACAATCAAAGTTCATGATGTATGCGTTTACGTTGTCTTTTACTCCAATTTCTTCCAAATATGGAAGCGGTGTTACTATTATCGGTATATTTCTGTACAATGCTTCATTTATTGCATACGAACATGCCTCTGTATCACTTAATTGTACTAAATAATCAGACTGTACAAGCCATCTTGAAACGTCTAGCCTATTCTTTATGTATATTACGTTTGGACTATTTATTGCTTTTTCGTCATTAGTAAATACATACCATATATAATTGATTCCATAGTTATCTAATGTTTGTGCTAACTTAATCATTCTGTCTTTGCCTTTTATCTTGCTTAATCTTGTCATGCTTATTAGTGTTAAATATGGTTGCTCCGCTTCTATTGTCAACGGATTATAGCTGTATGTTACGTTTTCTAACCCTGTTATCTTTTTAAAGCTCTCACAAACATGCTGTGTTACTCCTATGTAAATTTTTATTCGGTCATCTGTTGGAGGTTTCCATTGATATGCTGGATGTTCATAATCGCCATGTATTACTTGATATATGCCCTCGTTTGCTTTGGCATTTTCTTTATATATGTCTGGTGTTATATAATCAATAATCGTTGTGTCATAATTGATTATTGCAACCTTGCAAATGATTTTTTGGTTTGTGTGGCGGTATGCTCTGCAATATTTTCTTACCCTGTTTAATTGGCTTTGGTGTGCGGTCTTGAATACAACTGCTATATCTTTGTCTTTGTATTTCTTTATCATTTCATAAGTAAACGTTTCTACTCCGCCTATTTCACTAAAATCTCGTATATATATAATATTATCATGCACTATATCCATTAACTCCAACTCCCTGTAAAACTATGCCATGTATATCCCTCATCTTTGGTAAAAAAGTAACTTGTTGGATATACTGCAAAGTGTGGTATTTTTTGTGTTGTATTGCTTTTTCGATCTATTCCTAATGAAGCAAGTATATTTGAATAAATGCAAGTTGATGTTTCTTCATACTTTATATAGTCTGTCCAAACATTGTATGTTTTAAACTCTCTTATTTTGTATACATCTAGCATCATTTTAATTACTGGATTCCCTTTTTCTGCTCCCATTGTCGCTGTTACTGGATAGTTTATATCTTCAAAGCCTGTATATCCCTCCTCATTTTCAAAGTCATATAAAGGCTTATACATATATACATCGGTATCCATATATATACCACCCTCTGTATATAATGCATACAATCTTACAACATCGCTAGTATATGCGTATTTGCCTAAATCGTAGCTTTTGCGTGTAAAGTCGCTAAAATCTAAATCAAAGTTGTCCTCGTTCCATTCTTTTATCTCATAGTCTGGCATACACCTTTTCCAACTCTCGATGCATTGTTTTATCTTGTCAGACTTTTCGCCATGTCCTAGCCATACATAATGAATAATTTTCGGTATCATCTGCTCCTCCTATATCCACTTACTGTCATTCTCTGCATTTTCGGTTTTAATCCGCTTGCTCTGCATAATTCTCTATATCTATGTGTCAATAATGTTATTTTGTCTTGACATGCATGCATCAGTTCATTATCTCCGCTTGCTTTTGCTAATATCTGGGTGTCTTTTTGTCGCCTTATTTCGGTTTCTAGCTTTCTTTGTAATTGTGTTCCCTCATACATGGTGTAATGCTCGCCATCAAACTCGAATCCTTTTTGATTGTCTTTTTGTATATTGTCTAGTTCTTTGTCGCTGTACTCTGGTTCGCTTACTCCTAATATAATAGGAAATGCCTTGTGATAACAATTCCATTGCTCTATCTTTCTGTAACTTCCACTCTTGCTGTGTATAATCTGTCTAACATTGTTTTTGTAGTCTATTGCAATTTGTCCATTCTGTAACTTTTCATACTCTTGATTGCTGAATTGTCTGCCTTGGATGTTTGCATGGTCTGGTGCTGGGTTCAAGTGTACTGATATCTCCATGCCATCTGCTCCATATTCTCTGCCAAATTGATTCGCTGTTTGCTGATTTAATTCTCTTATGCCATCTAGCATGTTCATCCTTACTGCACTATCTAATCGTCTTGTGTAACCGCTCTCATATTGTACTACTCCGTTTCTGCCTAACTCTTTAAGTGTTTCTCTCATGCTTGAATAAAAGTCTTGCTTTCCTTGTGATATGCTTAAAATGGCTTTGTCTATTGTGTCTTGGTATGCTATCTGTAACTGCTTAAAATGTCCGTCTTGTATTAATCCTATTGTGGTGGTGTTTGATATGTTTTTATATGTATCTGCTGTTATACATGCTATGCCTAATACCTGTTGCTTTAAAAAATTGTCTTTGTTATATGGTATATAGTCAATCCCTCTATATTCATAGAATTGTTTTGCAAATTGTTTGTTATTTTTTGCCACTTCTTCAAAAATCTTGTAAATCTCTTGCACATTCTTTCCACTTGCTTTCGCTAACTCTTTTGCGATTTCTTGATAGCTTCCACCATATTTTAATACTTGCCCTAATTGATATGCTTGGCTTGGTGTTAATGTGCTTACTCTCTTTATCGCCTCGCCTATTTTTCTTAATATCGTTGTGTTTGCATCTTCTATTCTTGCGACTAATCTTTCTGCAAGCTGTTCTTCTATCTCTCGCCTTAACATAGGATTACCTCCTATTCTGCGGTGTTAGGTATAAGTTGCTCAATAGGTGGCTCACTCGCTTTTATTTCTTCAATGGCTTTTTGGCTATCTTCTAATGTTTCATCTGGTTTGTACCATTGTCTTAACTCAACTTCACTAATTATTCCTTTGCCTTGTAATGTAACTGCTTGTGCAAATGCTTCTTGACTATCTTCTAATAATGAATAATCCCAATCAAAACTTACTTCATAATCGCCTTGTGGACTTAAATTGTATGCGTTTGATAATACGTTGGCTGAATATACAAAATCATCAATTGCTTTTTCAATATTGCTTCTCATATCATCAACTAATGTAAATGTGTCATACATGCTTCTTTTTATCTCTGTTGCTGTTGCGTTTTGTGTCTGTACTTCACTTAATATTCCTGCACTTGTTCCAATCTCATGCTCTAATCTTCTAAATAGCTCTTGCAATCTCTCCGTAAATGGTCTGAATGCTGGGTCAAATACTTCAAAAAAGTTATCGTTACCTGAATCCACCTTTTTAAATAATCCGTTTGTTGGTAGTGCATTGTCGCCATTAAACATTGTTACGTCTGCACCTACAAATGCCTCTTTTAATTTGTATTCTCTGCATAGCTGTTTCATTGTTTCTTTAATTTCTTTAATTGTACTGTCGCATCCATACGTTATTGGTACACCATATTTATCATCTGTCTTACGATTGTTTATTGGTGATTTTAAATATCCAAATAATACTCTATCCACACCTGTGATTACTTGCTTTTCTTGTATGTTCATCCAGAAGTCTGGTACTGGGATCCTTTTGCCTGTTTCATCGCTAAATGTTTGTGTTATCGTAATGTTTCCGTTGTCTACTCTATAATTTGTCCATCTTAAATATATTTTAGGAGTGCTTAATTGCTGTTGTATAACTTTCTTTTCTGCTAATACTGTTGCACCTGTTATTAAGTCGCCATCAACTGCATCTATTGTTAATCGGTTTTGAGGTACAATTGAATAGTATATCTTTCCGCCTTTAACATACGGAACTATAATTACTCCACCATATCCAAATCCCATTGATACGATTTTCTTTGCTTTTTTCCACATGCTCTGCGTTGTGTTGCTTAATAGCTCTACTCTTGCATTGTCGCCAACTATATTTACGTTGCTGTCATTAATAACATAATTTGCTAACTTGTTTGAAAAAATAGAATTGAAATTAATATCGTCAATCCTTTCATACTCTACTGCATACTTTTGATTGTCCTCAACTTCTTTTTGTGTTGTTTGAGTTGGGATTTTAAATATATTTTGTAAAATCCACATTATTATGTTCTTAAACATACACAATCCCCCTTTTATTGTCCTTTTTTCTTCCACACTTGATTAAGTGCATATCTTATACTGTCAATGCAATGATTGTCTGCATCTAAATAACCTGTTATATAATTACCATCTTTGTCTTGTTGGTATTCGTAAGTGCTAAACTCTAATGCTGACGTTGGGCATCGCTTTTGGTCTATTACTATTTTGTTCAATGCTGATAGCCATTTCATAGAATATTCAACACTTCCAGCTCCTTTTTCTGCTCCCCTCATCATTGCTCCATAACTTCTAAAATCTCCAATGCTTTTAGGTTCTGCACTATCTGCAATTATCATGTCATTTTCTGTAACACCTTTTTCTGTCTTTAAATGCTCCCACACATCTTGATTGCTCATCTTATTTACAACAAATTCATCATATATATATAATGTCCTTTGTGCTGAATTAAAATAACATTTTGTCCATGCCAATGGGTCTGGAAACCATCCAAAGTCCATGCCTTGATATATATAATCAAACGTTTCTATCTCTTTGTCTGATATTTCTCTTAACTCTATGTTTTCAAATACGTTACCGCCAACACCAGTCATTTCTCCTAAATATTCATTTCTATATAGCTTTTCATTTACTTCTTTTAAATACTCCGCTTCATCTTCAAATGCTTGTCCTAGCCATTTTTTTGGAACTGTCCTGTAATCTGATAGATGCACCAATCTCGATTCCTTTGGTATTATCTTTTCAACGTTCACAAAGTGTAACGATGATGCTGGTGTATTATATGTATAAAACTGAATAAAATCATCGCCACCACGAATAAGAGATTGATTTATCTTTCTTACTTCGTTCATGCCTGCAAACTGGTCAAATTCTTCATACCACGTTATACCTATATACATATCTTTTGGCGGTTTTAATGATTTGATTTTGCCATAGTCATCCGCACCTCTAAAATAAATCTTTTGCCCTGTGCTTTGTTTTGTAATCTCTAATGGGCTTTTTGTTAGCTTGTAATCGTATTTAATACTTGGATATGTTTCACTTAAAACATCAATCGCCCATTCTAGCTGTGAAAAAACACTATCTTTTAATGTATCTTTAACTTTTCTTAATACAACTGCACACATACGAGGGTTGCATTCTAGTATCTCGATAATCTTTTCACTAACAAATGATGATTTCGTGCTACCTCTACCGCCCTCGATATAGTATTCTCTGTATTCTCTTTCATCTATTGCCCTGTTTATGTCTGAAAAGGAACTTGCAATGTCTTTTGCTGGTAACACTACAATTGTCTGCGATTCTTCTGCTTTGCGTTCCTTTTCTTGCATTAAATTGTATATGATTTCATAGTTCTTACCGCTTCCGTTTGTCGCACCTTTTATTAAGCCTAATGTCGATAGCTCCATGTATGTCAATCCGTTTGCATTCTGTTCATTTAGTGTCTTTTCTAGTACGGACAACATAGTGGCTTTCTTTCTTCTAGCTTCACCAGATGCAATACCGCCTTTGCGTGCTATCTCCGATTGTTCTTCGGTTGTTCTACTATCAAAGCCTTTATCATACACAAGGTTGTCTTTTGCTTTTGCCACTATATCACTTCCTTATGCTTTACTTTTTTTATGTATGGATGTTTCGCCCCTCTTTTTCTAATCTCTTTAAATGATTTAGTAATGTCTTTTTAGTAAATGTTGGATGGTCAAACCATTCACCACGTTTGTTTAAATCTAATACTTCGGCACTAACTTGTACTTTGCCATCTTTAACTCTAAACCTTGCACCCTCAATATTGCCTTTTTTCTCAACAACGATTGTTTCTCCTGTATCTATTGCATCTGTATAGTCTTTTATTCTTCTTGCCTCATTTAATAATCTGTCGCTTTCTGCGATAACTTGTCTATAATTCTCTGCACCATATTTTTGCATTTTGCACTAAAATTGTTACTCTTTTCTATAATGTACCCTGTACGATTGCCAGAAGCTACAATAATTGTTCCTTTGCCAACACCTAATGCCCAGTTTCTTAAATCTGGTGTACTTGGAGCATTAAGATATTTTGTTTTTCCACTAGCATTTAATACCTTTGTTGGATGATTATGAATTGAATATGCACCTTTTCTTTCCAAATGAACAACACTTGCTTTTTGTCCTTTTGCATATTCTAATGCAAATCCGTCTTTATCTATTAATCCAGCATATTCTCTACCCTCATTTAAGAAGTTTTTACCAAATGCCTTTGCTGTTTTCTCAACTGACTTAAATTTTGGACTTGTAAGTACATTTATATAAGCTGATGGCAGTAAGTTTTTATCTTCACTTACTGCCTTGCCACCACTTCTTGACCCTTTGCCACCAAAAAGTTTGCCACCAGCTTTTGTACCGCTTGACGAACCTCTGCCACCCATATGGTACTATTTTATTAATATCTAAAGATTCCACTTTCAGCTTGTTCATCAAATTCTCCGTCTATCAAAAAAGAGCAACACTTTTCGGTGCTGCTCTTAAAGTTAAATTTTGGTTGAAAATTCTCACACTTAACAATTACTGTAATGCTCTCGTTAGGCAATTTTACAACCTTTTTATTAATTTTAAATTCCGTACATTTCTTGCAAAACTCACACATAATCTCTTGATATTCCATAAGTTTTACCCTCTTTAGTATACTACATTTTACAATATAATGTCAATTTTTTGCCTAGTTTATTCTTCTTACTTTTCTTGCTATTAGTCCTTTTGGTGCTTCTTCTACTTCAAACTCGACTGCTTCGCCATCAACTAATTTTCTAAATCCGTTCATTTGGATTTCATCATAGTATACAAACACATCTTCTTTGCCCTCTCTTTCAATGAATCCATACCCTTTTTCTGCATTAAACCACTTTACATTTCCTTTTTCCATACTTCTTTTCTCCTTTATCTTATTTTTATTTTGTAATCTTCTTCTATCATCCTTACTATCTCTTTGTAATCCTCTGGTGTTAAATGTTCTGTCCTGTATGCGTCTATATTGTCATATACTGCGTATACTAACTCCCCAACTTGCTCCTTGGTAAAATCTGTCTTATATGTTAAAGTGTATGCCATCATATAAAGTGTAATGTCTACTACATCGTGTTGCCCTGCTTTGTATCCTAAATCGTATGCTTCTTGTCTGTAACGTTGCATTACACTTAATTTGCTGTTTGTCTTTTCTAATTTTCTACGTTCTTCTCTATTCATTAAACACTACTCCTAATATTTTTTTAAATGTGTATTCTAAATCTTCAAAGTTGTTTTCTATAAAATCCGCCACGTTTTCTTCGTTCCATTCAACTTGTACCATTCCACTAGCATATATATAAGCATGGGACAATTCATGCAATAGCACTCTTGCAAACATTTGTGGCTTCAAATCATTTACTATATAAATTGCACATTCTTTTCTATATGCAATTCCTGCTCTTGACGTTCCATCTAGGATTAGATTTTCGTTGTTTGTATCAACTATATGTAATGTGTAATTTAACTTTCTTATTTTAAATTTAATTGTTTTATTTTTCATATATTCTCCTTATATTCTTGGAATATGTTTACTATCTTCTATAATCTCTGTTGCGTGTTTTAATGCCTTTATTACACGTTCCTTTTGTTCTTTTGTAGGTTGTAAATCGTTTTCTAGTTCGTTTATATGCAAGTTTATTAATACGTTTATTTCTTCGTTACTCATCTTTAGGATCTCCTTTATCTCCCAAAATCTTT